CGCGATGGAAGAAAACAAGCTAAGAAGCACTGTACTAATCGCAGCGGTTGCAGCGGTTGTGTTAATTATGATTATTGTTGGTGTTAAATCCTGCAAGGAAAAGGAAGACCCTGCTATTGAACGGCTGCAAAGCATTAACGATTCACTTTATCAAATCATTGAAACCAACAACAGCAAAACTGATAGTCTTTTTTTGAAGATAGACAGTCTTCAAATCCATCAAGACACCATCATCCAACAGCAACAAATCACCAATGAAATTTACCGCAATGAAACTTACAACATTCTTTCTGCTACTCCTGCTAATGCCAACGCTCAGTTTCGCGCAACGCTCAAAAAGTCGGACTCCCTACTCAAAGCAGGATTTTACTCCAGAACTTACAACCTACGATCTGCAGCTTTTCAATCTCAACTACAATAGCATGATGTATTGGTACGGCACGGCTATGGAAATAGATAGCTTGTACCAACTTGAAAGATTAAAAACTACTTATTACGCTAAAATCACAGGCATTCAGGCGCAGAGTTATGAAACATTGGCTGAAATCTACGCCAACAAGCAGGCTATTGAAAAGGCTATTGCCACTGAGAAGGACAACGAAATAAAGGAATTGAAAAAGAAGAACAGGCGGTTAATAATTACTAACACTGCACTTACTTTAGGTATCACAGCGGTAGCAGTTTCTACTATATATTTTGCAATACTATAATCATGGACTTTCAACCGAGGGATTTAATCACAATAATTGGTGGAGCAGTGTCACTCACTGGCTTGTACTACGCACTTAAGCGCGATGTGGTGAAAGTATCAAGCGCATTAGGCAAAGTCGAATCATATCACAAAAGAGAAGTTACTATGCTGTCCGATTCAATCAAAGAAACAAAGGATGAGTTCAACACCAAGCTCAACACCATGAAAGAAGAACAAAACAAAGCCATTGATAAGCTTGAAAAAAAGATTGATGTGATTGCTTCACAAAACTTGAGCATCAGCACCAATCTTGCGGAGTTAGCCGGGTACATCCGTGGCACTAAATAACACTACATGCAAGGTCAACATGCGGAAATCTACAAAGAGATACATGCAGGAACGGGTACAATAGCAGACCGCATCCGTGCGGCTATGGTTAAGCATGGCATCACAATGCAATACGGCTCATTTGAGCGATTGTATTATGCATGGCGCAAGTATCATAAGCTAAAGGCAGAACAGCCCGTTAAAACGCAGCCTAAAGGCAATCTATCAAAGCTATCTGCCGACCTTAATCAGTTCAATAGTCTTCTCGCAGAGTTAGCACCTGAAACGAGCAATCCGCTCGACCTTCCACCATCGCAGGAAAGCGACTACAAACCATTCAAACTACCGACTAATCACAACGACATCCTGCTATTGTCGGATATTCACGTGCCGTACCACAACATTCAAGCGTTAACACTTGCGCTAAAGTATGGACTGGAGCATGAGGTGAATACTATCCTGCTGAACGGTGACATCATAGACTTCTATGCGATAAGCAGATTTGAGAAAGACCCACGCAAAAGAAACTTCGGGCATGAGGTATTGATGACAAGACAATTCTTGGCAACCCTACGCAAGCTATTCCCAAGTGCCGCAATCTATTACAAGTGTGGTAATCACGATGTGCGCTATGACCACTACATCATGCGCAATGCGCCCGACCTTTTGGGTATGGATGAGTTCAACTTTGAAAGTTTGATGAAGCTTGACGAGTTAAACATCACGTTCATTCCCGACAAGCAGATAATCCATGCAGGCAACCTTACCATTTTACACGGGCATGAACTGGGCGCATCGGTATTCAGTCCTGTGAACATCGCACGTGGTTTGTTCTTGCGTGCTAAATCGGACGCATTGTGCGGTCACCATCACCAGGCGAGTGAGCATAGCGAGCCGAACATCAAAGGAAAGCTTACAACTTGTTGGAGTGTGGCGTGTCTGTGCGAGTTGCATCCTGACTACATGCCCATCAACAAGCATCACCACGGGTTTGCACACGTGCGTGTGATGGACACGGGCGAGTTTGAAGTGAGCAACTACCGCATTGTCAATGGAAAGATTAGATAACAAAAAGCCTCCACGTTAGGAGGCTCGTTGTATCAATCAATAACGAAAAACAATGATGCGTATTATCACATAACCGTTGCAAATATAGAACTAATCTTCAACCAAGTCTTAATTCATTGCAGCAATGGTTAAAGTAAATGGTTTATGCCTGCGTCTTCAATTTCATTTAGAAGTACCTCATAAATAAAAACTGCCATCTTAATTTCATCTTTACTATATGATGTGATTTCAGGCATGACTTTTAGTCGATGTCTAATTTCTACAAGCACATCATGCATTTTAGTTGCATTGACTACGCAATCAAATGCGTGCTGGTCTTCTTTTAAATCAAATGTTAGTGTTGCTTTCATCTTGTTTTTTGATTTGGTTGCACAGGTCTCTTAGCGAGATTGCTATTATCCACAAAGGGATTGCTACAATTATTGCTGCTATCATATTACTTGGGTTTTATTTGGTTGTCCAGTTTCACCATCCCTGTACCCATCATTGTATGAGTTGTGGATGTGGTTCATTTCAATTGTTTGCACTGCGTTCAATAGCCCTTCCATTTCAGCCCATGTCATTTTGATGGCTTGACCTTTGAACCTGCGCTTGAGCGTTAGATGCAGTCTGCGAATGGCGGTTTCTTTTTTCTCTTGTGTCATTGTGCTTGTCGGATAAAAAGTTCTTGTCTGATTCTTATTAGTGTTCTATTGATGTAATCCTTCTCCGATGGTGTTTTACCAACCATGCCCAGGTACTTGTGGCGAAGCAGCCGCAGCTCGTCATTGGTTAGGCTCATCATTTCTTTTCGCTTCATACTTTGTCAATTTTAGTAGTTCGTTCTTTACGTGGTGGTAGTAAGCCTTCACGGAATAGTATTCACCCGTGCCTTCAAAGTCTTGCATAATCTCATCAGGTGCGTTGCTGATTGCCTCATCGACACAATAGAGTGCAGCGTTAACTGCTTTGATATGCACCAGTGCAAGTTCCCCTAACTGCTCACCGCCTTCGACTATATCAAAATAGTTCGAGTACAGTTGCCATGCTTTGTCTTTTGCTTTCATAAATTACATTCTAATTGTTTTGAGTAATAGACTTCCATCATGTTCTGATGTAGTAAAAAAATGAGGCTTTTCTTTTGTGCCTTTTACTACAATCCATTCCATTAGTTCACCATCAAAAAAATTTCGTTCATATCTCATGGATAGTTCGGCTGTTGCGTAGTATTGTACAATATTAAAACAATCAAAACTTACGTGTTCATCCCTTCCATCTTTATCAAATGATTCTCTATCTTCAGTTATACTCCAATCGGTTCTAATTAATTCCTCCCGCAAAGACAAATGATCTACTTCCCATTTATGTAGTAGGGTATAATTTTCACCATAAAGCTTCATCCTATTTTGCAAGTTAATGGTCTTACCATATTTCCATTCTATTTCTGGATGGTATGTGTCTTCATTTGCTTTCCTCCAAAAAAAACCCGTTTTGCATTCGCATAAATAAATAAAGCCTTTTTTGTTTTTGGATTTTTTGAATAGGTAATCGTAAACTTTATTACTCATAGTGCTTTGCATTTAGGTGCTTTGTACGTTGTTAATTTTGGTAATGTTGGATGATAGTAAACAACATTTTCTTCTCTTCTTAAATAGCTTAAGCGTAATCTTATAAGACCACACTTTTCGCATCTTGATTTTCCATCGTTGTTTTCATGTGGTAAACCATCTGCGTTTTCCCATTTGTGCCTCATGCATCCAAAGTATTAAGGTATTCACGCCACATTGGTACACGCTCCTGAAGCTTTGCAATTGCTGCCTCATCAAACTCCACTACCTTTTCGTGTATGCGCTCCTGCACTGGTATGTCGTACACCCATTCGGTGCGGTGCGATTCCAAATCTGCATCCGGGTAATCGCGCATGAACTGCTCCATGTCGTATATCATGTTGCGCTCAATGCTCTGCGCCTTCTTGATGAAGTTAGGGTCACCTTGTGGATCAATAAGATTGAGCCTGCGTGCCAATCGATACTTCTCATCGTTAATCATTTCGATGGGTGCATTGACAAGCACGAAGCAAAAGGTTGCAGTAGGTGCGCCCGTTAGCCACATGTAGGCTTGACCTTGCCAGTAGTAGTCTTTGCTTAAGTCATCCTGCTTCGCATCCATGAAGGTGTGAATACTCCAACTGCTTTTGATGTCGGGTACGTTTAGACACTTGTCATTGTCATCGATTATGAGCAGGTCGGGCGTGCCTTTGACAAATTGGTTTTGAAACATCTGCTCGTTCTTAAACACGATTTGTTTGCGCTCCCTACGCCACATGTCTATAGCATCATTCTCAACAGCCAAACCTTTCTCAATGTACTTGTTGCTAATTTCTTTGTAGCGTTTGTAACGCTGCTGCACATAGACTTCCAGTAGTGCGCTCTTTGCGGTTTCACCAAGACCTGGTTTGGTTTTTGCATCGGTCATCAACTTACCAAGTTGTGACGCTCTGAATAATACGTTTTCCATTTGTTGTGTTGTTATTGATGGTCAAATATACAATTATTCGCCAAGACCGTACTGGTCTTTTTTGGCGTTAAGTTCATCACCTACTTCAGCCAATACTTCGGGGCTGCATGCCTTAAAGATTTTCATCAGCTGAGTGATGTCGGTTGCCTGCTGAATGAGTTCGCGCACATACGCGACATCCTGCTCATGCCCACGACCAAGCGCACCCTTCAACTTAAATGGCTTGTAGTTATCCTTGTTCTTGCGGTTAAGGTCACGACCGAACACCTTGCCTAATGACAATGCAGCGTTTTTAAGGCACTCTGCTTTGAGTTTGCCAAACGCCAAGTCCATAGCGTTAGCTTTTTTGTTGTCGGGGTTTAATGCCCATCTATTGCGATCGCTACCAAACACGTTGTCGGGTACTTTGTCAACCATGATGATTACCGATGCGGCACCGGTGCGCTTCAGTTCGTAGCCGCTGATGGGATGAATGACTACTAACTCAAGTGATGCCTGGACTTCGTTGGCAAGTACCGCCCATTTAAAGTTCTCAGTGCGCCAATGTCCGAAGAAGAGTTCGTCTAAGGTGGTTTCAACGTGGCTAATGACTAAGGTCTGCGCCTTCTTGTCGGGGGTTGATTCAACACCGAGTGGGTCTGGTTCTGCGTTAAGCATCTGCTGAAACTTCTGCAATGCTTCAAGATTGTCTTTGTGAAAATTCATGTTATTGATTATTGATTGGTTTGCTTAGTGATTCATTAGGCAGTCGTTCAGTTCTTGGCAGTAGCTTAGAACTGCGAAGATGATAATTGCGCCAATGATGTAACGGAGAATGGTAGATGCTTTTTTCATGTGATAAAATTTATTGTTATTGATAGGGCGAAGATAGTGCAACTACTTACACTCACCCTGTTAAAAATTGTTAAAATTGCAATTGGTTACAGATTGTAACCACCTTGACTATACCTATAAGGGTATAAATGCAACACAATTACCCTCGTTTATACTCTCAAGGGTACACTACGCCCACGAATAGCTACCGTAATTTGGGAATAGTTCAAAGTACATGCGCATCATAATGGCATCAGCATAGTCAGGTGACTTGCCGTGCATGCGTGCTATCTCGTCTTTGCCTATTACTGCAAGCTTACCATCGGCTTCTGGTTGCCTGCGCCTTATCATGTCTAGTTCTTGCACGATGACATCGCGGAACTGATTCACTTTAAAGATTACTTTGTTCTGCTCAATCAATTCTGCTAACTTGAAATAACACTCAGCCTTTTGGTTGGTGAACTTATCCGATTGCTTGGCTCTGCCACCATTAAGAAACCCTCGGCATTTCAAGCTATCGACCACACCACCACCTACACCATCTTCATCGCAGATCACATTCGAAAGTTTAACCGCATGCCTGTCGCATAGTTGGCGTATGGTAGCGACAACAGTTGTTATTGGTTGCTTGCGCAGCTCGTGAATCTCCATTAACTGCAAACCATGCCACACGCAAATGACACTTCTATCTTTTCCAAGTCGTGCGATGTCGGCACTGATGAACTTATCGCCTTTCGCTTCTTCTTCCCGGAAGCAGCGCACAAGGTCATCGTATTGGTACAGGTTGTCCACGCTCTCGTCATATTCCCAGTCACCATAGAGCAGCCTTCGCCTATCTATTTCAGGCAACCGTTCAAGTGTTTCGATGTAGCTTTCAGGCAGGTGTGGGTTGTCGGTCGGTAGCGATGGGATGAATGCAAGGTGCTGCGCTAAATTATCTGCTTTGAATGGTGCGTAAAACTCATTGTAAAGCCATCCTTTGGACGGATTGCAGGTAAGTAGCATCTTTGGTTGTAAATCAAATTCGCGTAGCTTAAAACGGATGCGCGATTGCAATATGTCAATTGCCCTCTTTGATACCTGCGCAGCTTCATCCACATACGCATCGGTCAACTCCAGTCCACCGAGTGCGTGAAATTCAGGGTCACTCGGATAAGCAAACAAGTCTTTGAGAATAATCTCGCTGCCATTACTGAACGTAATGACGTGCGTTTGGTTGTTTATGGTGTAGTGTTCGTTGGGCGCAAGACCAAACATCTGCGCTACCTCAAAGAATGTCTTTAGCGTGGTCTTCTTTAACGTATCCAACTTACTGCGACCTATCAAGCCTCGCGTGCCTGGATACTTGAACCTGCGGCTTATTTGCCACGCACAACCAATAAACGATTTTGATCCACCTGCTGCACCACCGAAAAGCACCACACGTGCCGGGTGTGAATTACCCAACACACGCAGTGCTTCGTTTTGTTTCGGTAGATACTCAATCATTAGAACAAACCATCGTCATCGTTTACCTGTGGTTGAGAAGCAGATTGTTCACGTGGTTCGGACAACTGCAAAGAAATGAACTTATCTGTTTTACCTTGTTTCGTCCATCCTGACAAACGCCATTCTTTGCCATTAATCATTATTGATCCATACGAATCAGGTTGATTAGGTGAATTTTTTTTGGTGTTTTTAAATAGGCTTCCCTGCCCTTCTTTCATTGTGTAACTCATTGTATTAATTGTTAATTATTGCGATGTCATCGGACATTAGTGCGATTGTTTTATGTCCGTTCAAATCCGTTGTTTCAATTATTTCAAACTGTTCAAGGTGGATGCTGTGGATGTCGATGAAGCCAATGTAGATTTCCATCTCATCAGGATAATCAGCCAACCTATCAAACAATTCGCCTATGGTCATAGCCTGTATTCATCTTTGTCAGTGAGTAGTAAAAGCTCTTCAAAGATAAGACGCATTGCCATATTATCACTCATGGCAGGACGCATGCTGCGTTTAGCTGTTAACACAAACAACTTGCGTAGTAGTTCGGTTTCGCGCTGCTTGTCGTAGTCTTTCATTGAATTTTCAATTTTTTGATTGACAAAGTATTGTTTGCATCTTCATCATTTGTTAGGCAGCATGTGCTACCCAGTGCAAAATCCCAACATAAAAAATTGGCTAAACTGAATAGCTGAGTTTTTCTTAAATCAAACCATTCACCTACCACGCGATAATGCTTGTAGTAATTATGCAAGTATTTTTCAATTAATTCCACACTTAAATCCATTTCTACCTCGTTGAATCCAATAGCAACACATTTTAAACTGCATCCGCTTTGCGTTACTAACTCACGTAATCTACGATAACAGTTATAGCT